AGTCTACAAGGGTAAATGTTTTACTACCGCTTCCAATTGCAACAGAACTTGTTGATGTGGTTGAGTATTTATCTCCGTCTGCACCTGAAACACCAGTACTACCAGTAGGTCCTGTAACTCCTGTTACACCTACTGGACCAGTAGTTCCTTGAGGACCTGTTAATCCTGTAGGACCTGTGGATCCCGTAGCGCCAGTAGAACCAGTAGCACCACTTGCTCCTGTGCTTCCTGTTGCACCAGTTACGCCAGTAGCACCAGTCACTCCAGTCGCTCCTGTTACACCAGCACCTGTCGCTCCTGCAGGACCAGTGGGGCCTGTCGCACCAGCAGGACCTTGAGGACCTGGTGATGTAACTATGATCTGCTTATAGTTCTGTGGCATTTACTCTTCCTTTTGTTATTTGCTTTAAATAAAATCTACGCCGTTGCAAGTGCCTCCTGGCGGCGTTGCTGGATTTGACACTGTAGTTCCCCAACCAGAAGCATTAGTCCAATTATAAACCTTTAGTTTTGAAGCACTAGTATCTAGAGCAACACCTATGTAATTGTCAAAAGCAGAAAAACAAATACCATTTCCTACTCCTGATATTGTGGCAGAATTAGCGTATTTACTTCCAAATCCAGAAGAATCACTCCAAGCATAAGCAACATTTTGAGGGCTTGTTCCTGTACCTATATAAGCGATAACTGTATTTCTTTTATTAAAATCAACACCACGACCTAGAGTTCCAGGACTGGTTGCAGGGTTACTATATTTTGTTCCAAAGCCGCTGGAAATTGTAAAAGGATAAGCATGAATGTTTGGACCAGTGTCAGTTGCTCCTGCTACAACGGTTCCTGAACGATTAAAAATACCACCTTCGCCACCGCCTGGAGCAGATGCAGGATTGGCAAATTTGCTACCAAAGCCAGTTCCATTTGTCCAGTTATAAATACCTAAAGCCTGACTTGTATTAGTGACCACAAGCACAGCCTTATCTGAAATATGAAAATCAGCATCAAAAGATATGCTACTAGGTAAAGTTGCTGGATTGCTATATTTACTACCAAAACCAGTACCTGTAGTCCAAGGATATGCAGTAACATGTGGACTACTATTATGACCCACAACTATCTCAGTATTTGATCTTGAAAAAGAAACTCCACGAGCATCAGCAGTAGGTGTGGTTGCTGGATTTGCATACTTAGTACCAAACCCAGAATTAGACCAAGGATATGCAGTGATAAAAGGACTTGATTCGTGAGCAAGTGCTATATCTTTGCGATCCCAAGACCATTTAACAAATTGTCCTACTCCACCAGGCAAGGTTCCTGGATTACCAAATTTAGTTCCAAATCCACCACCTGTTGAACTCCAAGGATATGCATTGATATTAGGACTAGCATTATGGCCGAATGCAACAAACTCTTGTGCCCTATTGCTTGAACCATATGCACCTAAAAGTAAAACCATTATACAATGTCTCCAATAACATACCAAGTATCTGTTGCTGTTTTTATACAAGATACCGCTGCATTTTGTAATCTTATTAAAGGTTGTGCTCCTGATGCACCACTTGAGTTAATTGTTGTAGTAGCAGGAGTTACTGCAGCAATTTTTGTTTGTCCCGCTCCGCTTTGTATAACGTTAATAATTGTTCCTGTAGCAAAAGCAACGCTGGCATTTGTAGGAATTGAAAATGTATTTGCAGCAGCATTACTCATAGTCACAATCTTTTGATCGCCATCAGTTAATACTGCTGTGTATGTAGTTCCAGTTTGTGCATTTATTGAAAATGATGCTACTGGACCTGTTGCCCCTGAAACTCCCGTGGGACCTGTTGGACCTGTTGGACCTGTAGAACCTGTGGGACCTGTGGGACCTGTTGTTCCAGCAGGGCCTGTTACCCCTGTAACTCCTGTTGGTCCCGTTTCTCCAGTTGCTCCTGTAACACCAACACCTGTAGGACCCGTGACACCAGTAACGCCAGTAGGACCTACGTCTCCTGTTACGCCTGTTGGTCCTGTAGCACCTACGGGACCTGTTGATCCTGTGGCTCCTGTTGGACCTACGTCACCTGTTACTCCTTGCGGACCTGTGACTCCTGTGGCACCTGTATCTCCAGTTACTCCTTGAGGACCAGTTGCACCTACATCTCCTGTAACTCCAGTAGGTCCAGTTGCGCCTGTTGGTCCTGTAGGACCTGTAGCGCCTGTGACACCTGTTGCACCTGTAACTCCAGTTGGGCCTGTGGCACCCGTATCTCCAGTTACTCCTTGAGGACCTGTAGCGCCAGTAGGGCCAGTTAATCCAGTTACACCTGTAGCACCTGTTGGCCCAGTCTCTCCAGTAGGACCTGTGGCTCCTGTAGGACCTACATCACCCGTAACTCCTTGTGGTCCAGTTGAGCCTGTTGCTCCTACTGGCCCTGTCGCACCTGTGGGGCCAACGTCTCCTGTAACTCCTGTAACACCTGTGGCGCCCGTTGAACCAGTTGGGCCAGTTGCACCTACTGGGCCAGTTACACCTGTTGGACCCGTATCGCCTGTGACTCCTTGAGGCCCAGTGGCACCTGTGGCACCTACTGCTCCTGTGACTCCAGTTGGGCCAGTGTCTCCTGTTATACCTGTAGGGCCAGTGCTTCCTGTTACACCTTGTGGACCTGTAGCACCTGTTGAACCTGTTGCTCCTGTGTCTCCAGTTACACCAATAGGGCCTGTTTGTCCTATGGGGCCAGTCGCCCCTGTGGGACCTGTATCTCCAGTTACGCCAGTAGGGCCTACATCTCCTGTTACGCCCTGTGGACCAGTTGATCCAGTCGCTCCCGTACTTCCTGTAGAACCTGTAGGTCCTGTTGGGCCTGTATCTCCCGTAACTCCCGTTGCGCCTGTAGAGCCTGTTGGTCCTGTTGAACCAGTTGCTCCTGTAGGGCCCGTTGGTCCTGTATCTCCTGTAACACCTGTCGCTCCTGTTGATCCTGTTGGTCCAGTCTGTCCTATTGGTCCAGTTGGTCCAGTTAATCCTTGTATACCTGTTGGTCCAGTAGGACCAGTTGCACCTGTAGCACCAGTTGGGCCTGTAACGCCTGTTGGTCCACCTGCTGGACCTGTGGCTCCTGTGGCACCAGTTGGTCCTGTAGGTCCTACCGCACCGCTTGATCCTTGTGGACCTGGAGAAGATACTACGAGTATATTTGGATCGTCATCGTTAACAACGTTATTGCTAGGCATTCTGTGTCACCTGAGCATTCACTGTAACTTGTCCTTGAACTAAACGAGATATTACCCCAGCATTATCAAGTTCTAAATCATATACATAAAAACCTTCATCTAGTGTTGATGTTTGCTCATCAGTGATAGTAACTAAAATATTACCTGTTGCACCTGTTATTACTATACCGCCGTTGCTTGTGGTTAGGGTTATGTCAGCAGTAGCAGAGTTGTATTTACGACGGAACTGCATTCTGGCAGTCTGTCCTGATAGGTTAATAGGGTTACCGTCAGGGTCTTCATAAACCATGTTTAAGGTAAATACAGAACCTTGATCTACGCTAAAATTATAAATACCAGCAGTCATATTACTCTTTCTCCGTTATCCAAATTAAAAATACTCCAACAGCAATAAATGAAAGTGCGGGTAGAACTAAATATAGTCCATATCCTGCAAGCCCTACGCCAACAATTTCTGTTACTAGGGACATATCTATGTTAGGTTTTTTCATTTATTCTCCTTATATTGAATAGAATCTGGCTACAGGTTTCTTTGGTTTTGGAGCCATAGCACGATCAAAAGAAAATATAGAAGCAACTGCTGCGTCAATTTTTTTCTTGTTTGTGCTCTTTGAAACCATAATACCCCTGCTTGAAGTCTTTGTTACACAGTTTGCTATGTGTCTATTTAATACTTCATCTCCATCATGAGTGAAGGATTGGTTGACTACCGCCTCATAAAAGCGTTGAGTTGCTGGAACCATACGCTCTGCTGTGTTAGGATAACTAATAATAGGTAATCCTTCTTCTTCTAAAATCATCATTGTGCGCTGCCATCTAGATGGATCAAACACAACTTCTAAAACATTTACTCCCATACTTCTACAAGAGTCAATAATTGTTTGTTCTACCTCTGCAACATTTACATGCCACATAGGATCTGGGTCTACCTCTGGTAATTCCCATACTCCTAAAACTCTTACGTGTGGCTTTTCTCCACCCATAAACCAGCCTACGATTGCTGTAGTGTCACCACTAAAGGAACCGTCAAAACCTATTATACAGTCTTCGCCAGGAATAATCTTCCTGTTTTTTAATACTAGCGCATCCCATAAATCGGACGGTATCCAAGACTCAGTACTACTTGTCCATAGATTAAGTCTCTTAGTCATAAACTCATTTTGTGGAGTTAGTAATGAAGCAGACCTCATATCTTCTAGACTTAGAATGTCATTAAGAGAAGGGTTTGCTATTGTCCAGTTTAATTCGTCTTTGTAGTTTAACTTTTCATTACCCTGATACCACGCAAAGAAAAAGGTGGGGTCACTAATATCACCTTTTGCTATCTGTATGCCTCTTTGATACATGGTGTAGCACAAAGATTCCTTACCAGTGGCATCATATTTAGAACCAGCGGTAGTAATACCTACCAGCATTGGCTCAGTTCTAGCACCCATAGATAGAGATAATACATCGTATAACTCTCTATTTGGTTGGGCATGAACCTCATCTATAACAATAAATGTAGAGTTCAAACCTTCTTTTGTGTAAGATTCTGATGATAAAGCCCTATACACAGATCCTGTTAGTGGGTTATATATAGAGTTTTGATAGACTTCCAGGATACTGTTTAGTTCTGGTTCTAGTTCTATCATCTTCTTTACTGTTTTAAAGATGATTCTGGCTTGTTCTTTATCTGCCGCCGCAGAATAGATCTGACCGCCATTAACGCCTAATACGATTTGTTCCAAAACGAGAGAGGCGATTAATGCGCTCTTTCCATTTTTGCGAGGTACACCAATAAGTGCTCGCCTATGTTTTAGTAAGCCATCTTCTCTTTCAGCGTATAGGCTAATCAGCAATTGTTTTTGCCAGTCTCTTAGAATAAACTTTTCGCCAGTCTTACCCGCAACGGAATCTTCTGTTAGGTGGCACAAGGTTTCTATAAAGTCTATGACCTCATAGCCACGGCTATTGATTAATTCCATTTCGGTTAAAGGCGATAAAAATGTAGGTGGCCAACTCTTGGTTTCCATTATCAACCCTTAAACAATAGTGATAGCCTGCTATTTTCAAAGTCTATGTCTAGTATTTCTACTTTAATATCTTGGCCAGAAGTAAATGAGTCTGGCACATACCCGCCCATTTTAGACTTATGGATTAGACCTGATACCAAACCAATCTTTACAAATGTGCCATATTTGGAAATACCAGAAACTTTTCCAATGTGTTCCTGACCTACTTCCAATTTGGCAAACTGAATTTGTGTATCTTCCTTTATCGTTTTTTCTAATAGGCCTTTTCTGGATAAAACTATATTTTGTTTTTCTGGATCAATTTGTAAAATGATTGCTTCTATGTCTTTGCCTATGTATGATTCAAAATCATCTACTCTTTGTATTTCTATTAAAGACCCTGGCAAAAATGCTCTAATGCCTATATCTACTATAAGGCCACCTTTGACTGTTTTCTTTACCCTGCCAGATACAGGCTCTGATGTTTCAAATTTATTTTTAAACTCGTCCCACAGTTTCTTAGACTTGCCTTCCTTAAAGGACAAGGTGTAATTACCTTCTTGATCTATATGGACTATGTTGCCTTGTATGCTTTGACCAACCTGTGGCCAAACCGCAGTGCCATCTTCATCAACTTCAGAAATCTCTTTTTTAGGAATGAATGCTTCGCTCTTAGCACCTATGTCTACAAGAACACCCTCGTAATCAACCTGTACTACTGTTCCAGATACTGCCTGACCATGCGAGAACTTCTTAACTGACATATCTATGGCAGCCAGAAAATCTTCTGCTGTTCCTATATCATTAATTGCTACTTGCTTCATTACTTATTCCCCATTTTCTTGATTGCGAATAAATTTCCAGTACCTGCTTCTATTATGTAACTTTTATCTGCAGTTATCAGTTCTGCTACAACTTGCCAAAGCGGAAAAGTTATTGGGTTTATATCCTCAACAACTATCCAACCACCTGGCTTTACTACCTGCAGTCCAAAAATTAGTGAATTTAGATTTGCAGGGAAGGAGTGAAGACCGTCATCAATGAATAAATCTAAGGGTGGAAGCCAGTCAAGAAGTTCTGCAAATGAGTCTGGATTTAGTTGATCCACAAATCGTGTCTGTATCCTAGTATCAGAAAACAATATGTTTCTATCTACATCAGCACCAAACACATTTATGTTATCAGCAAAGTCCCTAAAACTTCTCAAACTAGCGCCAGGTCTACCCGCTTGTCCCATATTACTGGCTACGGAAGTATTGTTAGACCCTAAACCAATCTCAAATATATTCTCAATGGGTTGTTCAAAAACTATAGAATAGAACTTGTGATACTCATTTGACGTTGCTTTATCGCTTCCGTAAGTATCAAACAAGGTCTTTAGTCTATGCGCTTTTTCACTTGAATAATCTAAATCTTCTGCCAAGACTGGAAGAGTTGGTTTTTCAATAATGGCTGCGATTGTTGGCGAAAATGACTTAACTCCTTGAAGTGCAAGTTCTAGAAGTTGACTTTTCTCTCCCGCCGAATATGGCCAAAACACACGCAGGCAATTTATTAAATTTGAGTAGTTAAGAGTTGATTCATTCGCTACTTGCTTCATTATTTATTACTTCCCCATTTTCTACTATTATCGTTTCAGGCTCTTCAAATATAACCTTGGCACGATTCTGCCTTCTTTCTAAAAGTTTATCTATTGATGTGGCTGCCCTAACCTCTGCTACGCCAAGGCGAGATCTTGATACAGGGTCAAACCCCAAAGATCCTAAAGCATCAGTATAAGATTTATTTATTTGTACAAACGCTCTGCCATCATTGGCCTCAAGCGTAGTCATATATTTATTTCTTGCTGCCTCGTTGGCATCAGCCAGAAATGCAGCATTCTTAATTGCATCAATATCACTGTCTGGACTTAGCCAAGTTATGGCCATGCTCCAGGCACGATCCCATAGATTAATTCCTTGCACTCCAAGCCCTTCTGGTGCTGGTGGGATTTCCCTAGCCATGGGTAAATGCGTAACATTATTTAAATCTGGCAACGGTCTTTGGCCAGGATTTCCCAATAATCTTTTTAGTTCTACAGGTTTTGGCGGTCTGCCTACTTGTGACATTTTATTTTATTTCTCCAATATCTTTGTTCGTTTTGTGCGTAATTCCCGCACAAAATCTCAGTTCTGTTATTTCGCAGAGAAATACAGAACAG